CACTATATGACTAAAGAAGAAAAAATAAATAATTACCTAAGTAAATGGTATAAGTGGCTGGATAAAGAAGTTAGAAATAATATCGCCAAGGATAAGATGGCTGATTATGCTGAGGATTTATTACACCACATTATTCTTGATCTCTACAAATTAAAAGAGGAGAAAATCACCCAAATGATAGAGGATGATAAATTACGCTGGTATATACTCAGGGGGTGTGGGTTACAGCTTCGTTCATCATCTTCACCCTTCTATCGTCTCCATAGGAAAGAACTTATGCAAGCGAGGGAGAATTATGACCATACCACAGAACACATATTTGCTTCAGGTAAAGGGATATTAGAACAGGTGTATGAACCATATGATGGTGACCCGTTATATGTTTGTATGTGGGAGAAATTTGAGGAGTTACATTGGTATAAGAAAACACTAATGCAACGTTATTGGATTGAGGGATGGAACCTAACTAAATTACACCAGACGTATAATATCTCTAAAATACACCTGACTAAGGATTTAAACGAAGCTATGAACTATATAAGAAAAAAATGCGATTGCTAATGGTACACACTTATTATTTAATTATTATTATTTTGACTGGTATTGCCAGCAGTATGGTAACGATGTATTTACCAACCTTAAAACGCGTATTTAAACGTCTATTAACGCGTAAACCTAAGAAAACAACTACTCCAGCGGTTAACCAAATTTGCATTGATTTAAACGCACGAGTAACAAAGTTAGAGAAACAGGTAAATAGGCGAGCAATGAATTACAGACAATCTGTTAGAGAGGAAGTAAAATTATATTTAGAACAATTAAAGAAATGACCGAGTGCCAGAAATACCAACAATTTGTTGAAGACAACTATATGATGGAATTCATTGTTTGGGAACATACTATTTTACCTAATCCATTATTTAAAGAAAACAATACAATAGACCAAGACTGGGATGATACCGATGATAACTGAGACTATTATATCAGCAGCTTTATTAGCTAACTTTATTACGTGGTATTTTGAACCACTTGATACTATTAGAGAATACGTTATAGACAAATATTTATCATTTGTACTTAAGCGTAAATGGTTTTGGGCAACACCAGCTATAAAAATTATTACGTGTCCTAAATGCCTTGCTTTTTGGGGTACACTAATTTATACGTTTAACCTTATTGACGCAATATTAGCAAGTATGCTCGCGTTATTTATAAAATGGATGATTGAATATGTTGCCAAACCCTAATTTAAGTCCTACAGACGCAAGTTGGTTACTCAATGAATACACTAAATTTATAGGTAAAAGAATTGATAACGGAACTATAGGACAACACCAACGAGCATTTAATTTAATAAGAGGTAGTAACGAGAAAGTACCTAGTTGTTCTTGCCAGTGGGTAGCAGCATCTAAAGTAGCACAATCGTTATTTGACCAATATAAAAGCGAAATCGAGAAAATAGCTAATGGCGAATAAACCTAGAAAAACAATATCAAAGACAAAACACAAAAGTAATGCAATATTAGACAGATATTGGACAACTAAAACTTGGGAATCTTCAAAGCATAGTATTTTTGATCAGGAGGAAATTAACTATAGAATTATGAATGATCTACCAATTGGTGATTTATATGCTGAAAGAGATGCTAAATTTATAAGAACAGGTAAATACAAAGGACAATTTAAAAAAGACAAGAAAAATGGCAAAGAAAACTTGTAAAGACTGTGGTGAATCAAAACCATTATCGCACTTTCATTTCAGCGATATGAAAACTGGTATTAAAAAATCATACTGCGATAAGTGTAGTACAAAACGTACACAAGCAAGTAGAAATAAACCACTAGAAGGTATTACAGCTTATGGTTTTAATGAGAGACGATGGGATGAAGATGTAAAAAAATCTAATTGGTATAAATTACAAACAGGACAGAGTATCAATACTCCTAAAGGTCAACCAGGACCTAAACAATCGTATGCTCCAAAGAATACAAGTAATATGAAATGTACTACTAAGTTTTTTAAGGGGGGTAACGTATTTATGGATATATGGAAAAATCTAATAAAATAGAAAATATACAAAATCTACAGGAATGTGTAGACTATATTTTAAATCATAGAGCTGGTTGGTCCCAGTTTACATCGTGGTACGTGGAGAAGTATGGTGCCAACCGCAAATACGCTAATTTAGTGTGGAAAGCAGCTTGGGAAATTATTGTTGACGATTTTGAAGACAACGTAAAACAAAGCGTTACTGAAACACTATTAAAACTTGATACACTAGAGGAAGCAGCAGTAGCTGAAAACGATAGGCGTGTATGGTTAGAAGTAATTAAATACCGAAATAAAATCCGTGGTGGTGAAATTGAACGTCACCAAGTAGATGTTAAAGGTGATTTAAAAATAGAACTCAATTGGGGTAACGATCCAGGTTTACGAAAATTAGAAAGTGAGTGAATATAACTTTATTTACACCACATAGTGGTCAAAAAACAATTATTGAGGGCTTTGCTGATAGTAACCATAAGTTTGGTGTGGTTTCTACTGGTCGTCAATTTGGCAAGTCATTACTTGGCCAGAACCTAATGTTATATTGGTTATTAAATAACCCAAAACAAAAGGGTGCTTGGATAAGCCCTATATATAACCAAGCTAAAAAAGTATTTCAGGAATTACTGGATGCCGGTAATCAAATTATAACTCATAGTAACAAAGCAGACCTTACTATGACATTTCTAAATAGTTCTACTATACAGTTCTTATCTGCTGAACGCTACGATAGTATACGTGGTTTTAGTTTTAACTATATGGTTATTGACGAGGCAGCGTTCATTAAGGAAGAAGCAATAAATGAAGCTATACTTCCTACACTGTCAGCGATAGGAAAAAAATGTTTAATTATAAGTACACCTAAATCTAAAAACTGGTTTTATAACGCGTTTCTAAAAGGAAGCGACCAAAGTAGTGACTATATTTCGTTTCGCGGTATATCCACGGATAACCCGCATATAGACAATGTGTTTATTAACGAGCAGGCTAAGAGTTTACCTACACAAATATTTAGGCAAGAATACTTAGCAGAATTTAGTGAAGCTACAAACGATGTATTTAGGGGACTTGATAATGTCTGTATATTAAATGAATGGGAAGAACCAAGAGGCAGCACAAAATATTATTTTGGAGTTGATGTGGGGTTATCTAATGATTACACCGTATGCACAATACTTGACGAAGCAGGGAGAGCATCGAAAATACTTAGGTTTACTGGAACATCAATTCAAGATGCTGGAAAGTCTATCGTCAATACTCTCCGCAAATACAATGTTAGAGGAGGATATATCGAGACGAATGGAATTGGTAGGGCGATTTACGAACTTATTTCTGGAGAACGGATTAAATGTTCAAGTTTCAATACGTCCCAGGATTCCAAAACAACAGGAGTAAGGAGCTTAATGCAAGATATTGAAGACGGGAATATATTATTACCCAGTAAACAATTGATGCCTGAGTGCTACAATGAATTAAGTAGTTATACTTATAAAATTAGTGCTAATGGTAAATTATCATTTTCACATCCTTCAGGTTACCACGATGATATTGTTGATTCTATCTGGTTGGCTAACTTAGCAAGAACAGAACTAGCATTTAAGAAATCTAAATTATACGTAGGAGGCCAAGTTAAGAATATCTATTGATGATTGAGGACATTGTTTTAAGGTAAAGGGAGGAGTTTTTCTGATCATTCCATTTGTGCCATTTTTGCGTGTATTTTACTCCTCCCCTATGAGCCGTCGAAAGACGGCTCTTCCTTTTTTACTTAGGTTGGCAATGGTAAAAGTTTGTTCGTACCTTTACCCCAAAAATAGAGATATGGCATACCAAGGAAACAACAATACCCACGAGAGCATAGTAAGGCAATCGTCACTGAAGGCAGCAGTTGATTATATCAATGGCCAAGGTTTAAAATGTTCACTAACTGAAGTCATTGGAATAGCAATGGCATTCACTGAATATGGTGTTCACAATAAACATAGTATTGCTAAAGCAGTAGAAGCGAAGCTTCAAGAAAAAAACATTTGAAATTTGGATTCTAGAATCCCGTTTCGTACATTTACCACGTTAAAAAACAAATGTTTAATTTAATTTAATTAGTTATGAAAAAGCAGGTTGTAAGTAAAGATGGAACATTCCAGAATAAAGAGCTAGTAAAAGCGATGTTCTATGGTTATGTTAGAGGGATGGCTATGTCAAGAATTGAGCTATTCCAAGAATGTATTGATGAACAGATTTCTGAAAATGAAATCATCGTCCCAGAGGATATTGTAGATTTATTTGAATATTGGGGTAATATGACAACGAACTTTGCCTTAGCAGAATATCTTTACAAGATGAAAAAAGGTGTAGAACCATCTACATATTTAGAGGGTTTTTATGATGAAATAGACTTAAAGTATATTCCATCCCCTAACTTTAAAAACCAGTTAGTTGAGATTGCTAAGGAAGCTATGCTTGATTCTTATAATCAGTTTGTAGGTTATAATGAAACACAAGATAAACAAGCTCAGAAATGGTTTACTGATTTACTTAGTGGGCAAGATGAGTTGATTGATGGAGTTAATGATTTATTAAAATAATGGTTATGACAACACAGAAGTGTACTAAGTGTAAGAATGAACTCCCAGCAACATTGGAGCATTTTTCACCTGAAAAGCGTAAAGCTAATGGTTTGAATAGTTGGTGTAGAAGTTGTAGAAACAACAAGGTAAAAGTACACCATAAGACTGAGAATGGACAACAACAGGTATTAAATGCTAATCGCAAATACCAGAAAACTGAGAAGTTTAAAGTTGCTCGTAAACGTTCTGAAGATAAAAAGAAAGACTTGTCACCTAAACAAGAAGCTTAAGTAGGTTTCTTCTTTTCATTTTCTTCCCTACTTAGGTTGGCGCCCCGAAAGGGGCGCCTTACATTAACGACGTTATTAGGTTTAAGTGGTTGTGGCCTAATAATGCTTTTGTAAATC